CTGAGTTGTTGCTTAGATATTCCGGGTATCTAAGCTGAGTTGGGGAAGTGCCACCACATCCGTGACCAACGATATGCGAGGCGGGAGCTTCGAGTGTTGAGGTAGGTGGGTAGCAACTCAGAATTTATGCAACTTATCTCACACCTAATCTTTTAAACATTTTGCCGGAATGGCAATAGGAGAATCAAATGTCTGATGAAATGATGGTTGCTGATAAAGCAGGTATGTTGGTCGGTACTGATGCCGATGGTGCTGTTGAAGTTATTGGTTGGGTGATGGCAGGTGATGAGTATGACCTGCGTGAAGGTGAGACTCTGGTGACCCATCACAAGACCGCTGAGAAGCTGGGTGTTGGTGATGTGTTCAAGGAAATGAAAGCTGAGAACGCCCCGGTGAAGGCCAAGAAGGAAAAGGTCGAAGGTGAGCCGAGTGAGCGTGCTGCTCGTGAGCGTTTCGAACTGACTCCTGAAATGAATTTCGAAGTACTGCGCCCTGACTTCGTTGCTGCAACTACTGAAGATGATCGCGGTGAAACCTATCGCCTGCTGTTTGATCTGAAGAACGTCGGTAAGTTCTTTGAAGCGACCAAAGGTTACAAGTTCATCGGCGAGCGTGATGGTAAAGAGAAGTTCTGTACCGCTCGTGAATGCGTAGTCTATGCCTTCAAACGCGGTGCCATCACACGTCCTGCTTAATCTGTTGTCTCCCTCCAAGGTTGTAACAACCTTGTTTGCCCGCCAGAAGCCTTGGCGGGCTTTTTCTTGGGCGGTAGAGCAAAGCAGGGTATGCCATAGTATATGCAAGGTAACTCTGATGCACTGTAGGTGGTCGTATATGGGTTAAATATTGGCTTGCTAAAGAATTAAACCTTGGCTACCATGCAATTGCCGTTATGTAACGGTTTATCTTATAGGGGCTAGAAAATGTCTGAATCTCAAAAGCAAGCGTTGTTGGAACAGTTTGAAAACGGTTTGATTACATTGACCGAATTTGTGTTTGCTATGCAAGCGCTTGGTTATGTGATTTCCTACATTGAGCGCGTTAACGAACGGATTGCTTTCAATTGTTACGACGCCAATGATAAAACTGTGCGTTTTCAAACTTCCTACCGCATTTAAGGAGTGTATCATGAAACACTTTGAACAGCATCAATTCTACTGGTTTGTCGCACTTCCTTGTGATCTTCCGCGTTGCTACATTCTTTAAGGAGCAGGAAAATGTCTGATCAGTTTGAAATGGTTGCAATCTTAATGGCGCGTGACGGTATGTCCCGTGAAGAGGTCATGGAACAAATCAACGGGTTCAAGGAAGAGATCTTGATCAACGGTTGTTATGACGTTGAGGAAGATTTCATGGAAGAGTTCGGACTTGAGCCTGACTACCTGATTGACATCCTGTTTTAACCTGCGTGGCTTGCTAACGACATTGCGGCATTGCATAATTTGCTTGCCGCAATGTTACGGCTTATAGGAGCTAGAAAATGAACCTGGATGCTTCTTACATCACCACTTTGCAAACTCGCATTCTTAAGGAAATTTGCTCGGCTGAGGTTTACAAGATTGTTGAAGATGCGTTGAATACGATTAAGTTTCTTGAAGCTCGTTCTGGCTTTCTTGAAGTTGAAATCAAGCGGTTGACAGAAATGAATAAGCGTCAGGTCAAAATGCTTGAGCAATGTGGATACGGAGAATAGCATGAATGAACAGTTGGCAATCACTGGGCGAAGTTTGAAGTGTGTTGACCTTCGGCTTGAATGGTTCTTGTTTTCTGACAATCAATCGCTTGACGCACCTGCATTCACACCTTCAGGTTCACATTTGAAAGTACCGACTAGTCTTGATGGTGTGAACGTCGTTATTCCTCGTCACTATATGTGGGAGAATTGAAATGTTCAAAGTCAACTTCGAAGTTACCGATACGTTCGGTGGTGAGGCGAACTATGCGTGGGTCAATCGCGGCAGTGTTGAGTTCAAGAAACAACCGACGCAACGGCAGACTATTCTAGCATTGAAGAAGTTCGCAGGATTGACGGGTGTCCGGTGTGATAAGATTGATTATGGTGACATGATTGAACTGCATCCTGTCGGTCAATGTGTTGTCGCCTTTGCTACTATGGAGTATTGAAATGACTAAAGTAATTATCGCATGTGGTATTGTTTACATTGGATTCGCTCTCGCTGCTATGAACTGGGTAGTGTCGTTGTTTTTGATTCCTGTGTTTGTTGGATTGATTTGGGTTATTTACAATGCCTTCGTTTATTCATCTCAAATGGAGAAACTTGCTGAACAAGCTATTGATGAACAAGAGTTCACCATCGTTGAGAAGGATGAACTTCAATATGTCGTAGTCAAAGGTAGAGGAGCATATCATGCGAACAATTGAATTAGAACTCGGTTTACCGATTGACATGCCAATGGATAAATTGTTTAATGCGATCGGTTATCTTTCAACGTGGAACATGACTTATCCGAAGGTCGTTATCTATCGTGACAACAAGTCACCTAACCTGATGGCACATTACTTCAAAGAGAACGGAGACTGCGGATATACAATCGGTGCTATCTGGGATGGAACTTGTCAAAAGTACTCGTTACATTCTTAATTCTGTCCGGCTTAGGCCGGATTTTATTTGCTGCGTTTAATCAATAGATCGTTTGATTGGCATTGGTGGTGCAGTTCACCGACCGTTTTAAGGCATTAGAGCAAAGTGGGGTATGCCGTAGTATTGGCCGGCTTGCTCGGTGCTGCGTTTGCCGTGCCATAGGCTGTCCCTGCGGCATGTTTTGCATGGTAAATTGGCGCTTATACGCGCAATGCCAGCCACTAATCCTTACGTTCGGCAATTGCAAGATCTAATTGAATCTCTTCTAGCCAACTGTTCAATGTCTTCATTAAAGGTTTGTAACGACGTAGATATACACCGAGACTGGAACAGTCGGTCATGCGATCGTCGTAGTCAAGTAGAACGATCTCTTTATCTACCTCTGTTACGACATAAGCAATTCCACCAGTTAGATCATGAGCGTGTGACCAATTGATCTGCTCGGGCGTCACCTCATACTCTTGTGTCTTTGTCTCAAGCCAGCAGGTGAAACCGTTGAAGCTGAAATAATTGTCAGGCACACCTGATCCTGTTGATGTTTCAATCCTCTGAAGCATCCATCTTCCTTTCGGTAGAAATTTGGTCAGTTGAGTCTTGAGTTTCGCGTGTAACTTTTGTTCAGGTGTCATGTTGTGCCTTAAATATTTGCAGGTAAAGAGGTTAAATGCAGGTAAAGTGTTGTTACTGCGCTATTGCAGTTTAAGGAGATTCAAAATGTCTAAGTCTTGGGTAGATTTCCGTTTTGTGCGTGGTACGGTAAACAATTTTGAAGGCACATGGGAGTTTGGTAGCATTACTGAGGGTGAATATCAAGGTATGTATTATATCGTTGATCAATCGTTGGATGCCGATCCTTGGATGTCTCGTGACTTCAAAAAGTGGGTGTATAACATCAGCCTGCTGCTCAACAATTCCTCTTTCCTTTAAGGAGATTCAAATGCCCTCAAATACCGTTCAATCCTGCGTCGCTAAGTTCCTGCGTAACAAGCATCGTGATGAGTTCTTGGCGCTGAATCCTTGGATGGATCTGCCGACGGCGGCTATCGTGTTCTTCCGTCGGCATACGGCGCGTAAAACTTCTTATGCTTCGTATCGTGACATCCCATCGTCAACCAGTGATTATCTTCCGGCTTACTTGGCCGTCAGCAATTTGAGCTGGTGGCAAATCCCTGTCTCGCAAAAACAATGCGCCGGTATCCGTGCTGAAACTTGGGCGCGTTATGCGGCATTGATTGCCGAACTGTCGGATCAATATCAAGACGTTCCGTAAACAACTGCTTGCCGCACTTATGCCCGCCTTTTGAGCGGGCATTTTCACGTTAGACGTTAGACGTTCGCGGCCTTGCCGTTAAATGCTTCCCAACGATCTAGGGCCTGCAACTCAATCCGCCGCATCCCGTGGTAATTGTTTTCTTTTTCGTAATCGAAGTAGACATTCTGTTCATCTTCTGTCATGATGAGCCAGCAACCGAGGTGAGGGTTGGTCTTTTGCTCAATCTCTGCGCGGGTCATTGACCGGAGGCGTTCGTTGAAGGTACAATGTTGAGTCAAATACTCTGCGCGATTGGCATCTTTCTGATTTTGTATGAAGTCTTCATAACTGGTATCGCGGTACATGTCTTTACAATCTAGAGCGGATTCGAATGCGATCTTGTCCTTCCAATAAGCGCCATCAACTTCGTATAGATTGGCTGATGGGATGTAATCATTGTTACCTGACGCTTCTCCGGGTTCTAGTTTTATCTTGGGATTGACTATTGACAGTAGTTCTTTATCTCCAACGTTAATATTCGTAACATCAATAACGAGATTATCATTCTCGATTAGAGATTCAATTAACCGTTCTCTTACTTTTCGTGTGTTGTCTACGTTTATACCGCGAATGATGCGAAGATTGGAGAACATCATGAGCATGGTGCGAAGTATTTCGGATTGACCAAGTGTGGAAGAATAGAGATCGATATCTACTTTGGAGCGCATGTCTTTAAGGGCTTCAATGATCGGTGCGATCTGGTTGGTCATGTGTCCAACATAATCAATAGGAGATTCAATCAATGCAAAATTTCGCGGCACATGTGCGGCAACTGTTACGTTTCCAGTATTCAAATCGATCTCAACAGTGCTCACGTCGATTTCTTTCAAATTGGCGGTGACGGGGAACTCTTTGTAAAAGACCCCTTGGTGCTCAATTGATTGAAAAAGAGCGCCGAATGGGATCACAGTGCGTCGGCCAATGCGAATAAACCGTCGGCCATCTGGCTCAACTTCCTTACTTATACCAAATAGGAAAACGAAATTGTTGATGGTTTCAAATTGGTGAGTGTGCGTACCTGCTCGTTTGAATTCAGGTGTACGCATGAAGTCTGCACCTTTTTCATAATACTTCAGTTTGTGTTTCAATACACTTGATTGAGAATACTTTAGTTCTTTGCGAACTAGAAGAGGGATTAGTTCGCGGTTCTCATCCAAGGTGAAATGGATCTTAATGCGCTTATACATACCGAACTCGGCGTGTGAATCGTAGGTCATTGTCTTACGGCCTTGTTTCCTTGGCCGTCTCCTATAGTCAATATTAAAGGAACAACAGGTGCGTCGCAATGCGACGTGTGGCTATTTTACGTTAGTTAAAGGTTAGTTGCAAGCCATTGTTAAGGGATTGGATACCTGTTTACTCGGGTAACACTCCTGCTCTAAGGTAGATGTGCTATATGGCGTATTAGCGTTAGTGATGCTTGTTCAAACTTAGTTGGTTAGTATTTGCTATTACGCCAGCCAATATGTTGTTTGCAAAAAGTCGGCATATATTACGAGCCTAACTAACTAACTTGGGGTCTAAGTGTTTGTTTTTGTTAGTCTAAAGTTTAAGGTTGGAAGTGTGCATTTTGCCTATTTTTTGAGCACTGTGCTGCATTTTGCAACAGTACGGTTTTTGCTCAAAAAATAGGCAGTTCGTGAGAATGAAGGACTGAAGCATGTTGAATCGAAGTTTAGTGATTTCAGTGGAATTTGTTTGTTGAATAAATGTTCGTTGTCACTCAGCATTTTGAATTAGAATATTATTAGGGTTGAAATTGACGTGAGGAGACGATATGAGAGAGGATCGGACGACTGTTAGAGTTTGAGTCAATTGATTATACGAGCCAACAACGGTAAATGATCAATCGATTATACGAATGTTGACCTCGACCTCAAATCGACTTCTAACCCTCAATTTAGTCAGCCTCACTTCCATTGATCCTGTGAAATTCCGATTATACAGACATTTGATCTATCGTCATTGTCACTCAGCATTTTGAAATAGAATTCTTTAGATCAAGAGATCGGCTGATCGAGACGATATGGGAGAGGATCGGACGATTATACGAGTTTAACGATTATACAGATCATTTGATCTAGCGACAGTTTGACTTCCGCTGATCCCGAGATCCATTGATCGCCTGATCTATAATGATAGTCATTATCATTCGAGCTCCACATATAACACATGGCGCGTGCGCGCGAGTACTATAGTTTGGCGCTCTTGGCAATAGTTAATTTGTACTACTCCAAACTATTTGCTCATCTAGTACAAAAATACTATTGCACGGTGATTGTGCCGCGTGGTGTAATAGCTTCGCCGTAACGTTACGGTCTTTTATAGGTGCTAAATCATGACAACCTCTACTTCTACCAAATCTACAAAGTCCGCCAAATCTACAAAACCTGCCCCTGCTAATGCTATGGCACAACTTGCCGCCGCTGCTGTGCAACCCGTTGCTGTGCATACCCCGTTGCCGCAAGTTGCTCCGGATTCCTTGGTCACTGCGTTGGCAAGCGAGCAGCTGGAGCCGTTACTTGGTTGTAATAACCAAAGCAGCTTTTGGAAAACCCATGCGCGCCAAGTTGGCAAGCCGCTGCCGGAGGAATGGTCCGCTGGTTTTACACTGGGCAAAATGGCAAAGGGACCTTGCGGCGTAGTTGGCAAGGCAGACCGGGAATTGTCTATCTTGGCAATTGCCGCCAGTGTAAACGGTACGCTTAGTTCCCAGGTAGCACGGGAAATTGGCCTTGCGCCCCACAACATCCGCGCATGGCTTAGGCGCGGCTGGATTAATAAGGCGTAAGCCCTACCACTAAACACAAGCCCGCGCAAGCGGGCTTTTTATTGCCTTGAGTATGATAATGACAATCATACTCATTATCATTAAGTCGCCCGATCCGCGGATCTCTTGACAATGATAATGACTATCGTTACTCAATGCAACTCAGTTGCATAACGCCAGCCAGCCAGCCAGCCAGCCAGCCAGCCAGCCAGCCAGCCAGCCAGCCAGCCAGCCAGCCAGCCAGCCAGCCAGCCAGCCAGCGTCTCGACCCACTCTCGACCCACTCTCGATGCACGCAAATAGCATAACCTATGCCGTACTATACCTGCGCATATTGCGTGCATCGAGAGCCCATTATAGCGCGTCCTAACCACATGTTGCATTGTGCAACAGGTATGCTGCGATACAACACGACACATGGTATGGGTCGTGCTATTAGCAAACGCCATGCCAATGGTACAATTGTACTAGACAGCGCGATGAAGCAAGGACCGTGCCAGCTCGACAGCAGGTCGGCAGATCGTGAGAAAGGCGATACACCCGAGAAAAACCGATCTGGGTCCCATGAGGTGCTCACTCACTCCCACCCTGCCGCCAACACAGGGTCAATGATGTCCATGACAAAATTTAAAATCTGAAATTTTGAATCACTCCTACCCTTTCGGCACTTATTGCGCTCACAAAGACGTCATTCAAAAATTTTAAAATTTCAAAAATTGTGGTACAATTGAGTTAAGGAAGGTTGATTAATCTTCGTAAGACAAAGGATAGATAATATGCCCAGACCGAGAAAGCGCAAGCAAGAAGACGACGACAAACCTCCCTTCGAACTCGGTGAAGACTTTGTTCCAGAGGTAGTTAAACCGTTTGTTCCTAAGCGTTACGACGCCGAAGGTAATCTATTGACTGATGGCTTGATTGGCGGGCCAAATTCAATTGAAAGATTCGACGCTGACGGTAATCGTCTACCCGATGTTCCCCAAGGTTTAGGACGCGATCCGTTGGTTGCTCAATACCTTCTACCCGAATGGTCAAAGAACATAAGCGACGCATTGATTCACAGTGCGAACATCAAGGGTAGTCCTGGATTTGACCCGGGATTTGAACAAGCGAAGCAGGTAGAGCAAATGACCGCATTGGGCCTCAGCGTCCAAGACATTGCTGCGACCTTGCGAATTGAACCCAAGCTCTTAGAGAAGTATTACAAATACGAGATTGAGACAAGTGCACAACGCATCAATCAAGCCGTAGCCAAAGTCGCCCTCCAGAGCGCCCTCGGAGGCGACACGGATATGGTCAAGTTCTGGCTCAAGACAAGAGCTGGTTGGAAGGAGACAAAGGAAGTTCAAATGACCGGAGCCAACGGAGGTCCAATTCAATTCCAAGAAGTCAAGGCGAATTTCTTGGCCTCCATCGAAGCTGAGATCACTGACATTGATTACGAGGAAGACTCGAAATAACGCACCGGCAAAGTTGAGCTATACTACTCGCAGCAAACTTCGGCAGGTGATACAATCATGAACGACTTTGAAAAGGCATTACGAAAAGTTCAACAACGTCAAATGACGCACGGAGATCGCGCACCTACCGATGAGAAAGTTCGTCAAGCACTAAAATCAATGGAACAGTTTGTTGTTCCTCAATCTCCTGCCGAAGCAGCAATGATGTTTGCCGGAGGTCCGATCGGAGGAAAACTCTTCAAAGGCGCTGCGTTGACAGCAGGTGCGATGACGTCAGACGACGCTGAAGCTGCGCTCAATCCGAAATACATACTGAAAGAGTTGATTGAACGTGTGAAAGGTGTGCCAGATTGGAAATCAAGATCTAAGTCAATAGAGATGACTCCAGATGATTTCCTCGCACTGTCACACCCTCTTAACGAAGTTGATATCAAACGTGTCAACGATTTGGTCGAATCATTCAAACAAAATCAATTGCAAAATCAACTTCAATTGTGGTTTGAACATAATGGGAAGGGTGTGGCGAACATCGTTGGTCATGAGGGCAGACACCGAGCGATGGCCGCGAAGAAACTTGGACTAGACGGTGTCCCCGTTGAACTCCGTGGAGATATTCGCTGGAGCGAACAAACTGATCCATCACGATTTGACTACGTTGAAGAATGGCCGCAAAAACTGATTAGCGAAGGTAATGACTTAAGAGTTCAATTCCCTATACCCAGAGAAACAACCCGACTGTATCATGGAGGAAGATCTTTTGACAAATGGGATCCATCGACAGTTGGAACAGGGGAGGGTTATCTGTTACCACAGGGTCCGGGACTTTATTTGGGGAATAGAGATTTAGCCAAAGTCTATAAGAAATACGGCGGAGATGATCCTGCACTATTACAATTAGATCTAGATACGTCCCGCGTTTTAGATCCCGCTGTCAAAATGTCGCCAAGTGAACGAGAAGCTTATGAATACGTTTCTAAAAAGTATGATCCAAGAGGTTACGGTTTAAGAAATAAATTGTCAGATGTACCAAAATATCGTTTTGATGAAGTTCGTAAAGATTTAATAGATTCCGGAATAGACGGTTTCAAACAATACCTTAACGACGATTTCGGATACGAATGGTCTATCTTTAACCCTGATATAATAAAAAGTATAGAGCGAATTGAATGACCGACGTTCTCAAGTCTACCGACAAACCGTCAATCGAGTACCTGAGCGCAAGGGAGAAATTTGACAGTCTGCCAGCGAAGAAGCGGGCGGAAATGGTACGCGCAATGTCAGACGAAGACGCTGCCAAGCTCCAGTTTGACTGGGAGTTCCTTGGTCGCCCGAAACAATTGGCTCCAGATCATAAGAAGTCAAAAGCGACTTCTTACTGTATGTGCGCCTATCTCCGCGCTCAAAGTAAGACAGACAAAAAATTAAAAATCGAAGATTTCCCTGGATGTCATCGCCACAACTCAGAAGATAAAACTAACGTCATAATCACCTACGAACCTCCGGACGAAGACGGATGGAAGCCGATACAGCATCTTACGCCTAACGTCTGGATCAAGGAAGTACCGAATCCTAATGATGAGGTTTGCGAGTTCCGCAAGCAATGGGCGACATGGGTCTTGCTCGCCGGTCGCGGGTTTGGCAAGACTCGCGTTGGAGCTGAACTCGCAAGAGAAATGGTTGAAACAGGTCAAGCGAAACGTATTGCAGTCATAAGCCCGACCGCCTCAGATGCACGTGACGTTGCAGTAGAAGGACAGTCCGGACTCGTCAGTGTTTGCCCCCCGTGGGCACGTCCGTTGTACGAATCAACGAAACGTAAGGTCACTTGGCCCAACGGAGCACAGGCGTCTCTGTTCTCAGCAGAAGAACCGGAACGTCTTCGTGGTCCTCAGTTTGACTTCGCATGGGTTGACGAAATCGCGGGTTACGATATCAACACGCAACAGATGACTTGGGATATGTTGCAATTCACTTTGCGCTTGGGATCAAATCCAAGATGCGTTGTAACAACAACTCCGAAACC